TAAGATAATGCAGTATAATATAATCGTAGGAAATGCAAAAACAACCCCATCACAAGGAGGAAACGTAGGTATGTGGCAGTTGATTGTCGGATACGTTGCTGGCGGAGCGTCCGCACTGATCTTTGTTCATGTGATGAACAAGAAGCTCAGGGAGCAGCGGGCGCAGTACGAGCGGCAGCTCGAAGGAAGCAACCGCAGGATTTCTGATTTGACCTGCAAGGATGCCTACCGGCAGGGCCGCGACTATGAGAGCGACGCCCAGCGGCGGTATCGCGCAGAACTCCGCCAGCAGATCGACACGCTGGCGGCGGACAATGAGGAACTGCGCCGCGAGCTCAACCTTGAATCTGTCTTCGCCAATCGGATGAAGACGCAGGGCAAGGCGACGATGTTTGTTCGCTGAGGGAGGCCGGTATGAGAAACCATTACGCGATATGGGCGGTGGAGCGGTTCACGTTCCGGTTCGTGGCGTATATTGTCCTCCTGCCCGTGCTCGTTGCTATGTTTCCGCTGGCAACCGTCAGCAACCTGTTGGGCAGGGCGTTCTACTGGCTGGAAGGGTGGTGAGCATGGACGTGCCCATCGCTTATGCACTCAAAGCAATCAAAGCCCAGCGCTCGCGCTTGAGTTCTCAGCAGATGAAAACGCTCAAAGGGCAGGTGCTCGCTGGTGATGTCAGCGGAGCAATGAAGGGCCTGAAAGCGCTGACCGAAGGACGCTCCGCTTGCTGTCCGAGAAGGGAGGATGCCAAATGGCAGAAACGGCTGAATCCATCAGAGCCGATGCCCTGAAGGAGCTGGAAAGATGGAATGCCATCAGGAAAAACGGAAGCAATGACCCCTTCTGGCCGGATGGCGTCAATCTGAATCTGGTGCGGAACCACATCATCTATGCGAATAGGCGCTTGAAGGAACTGTCTTCCGCGCCTGTGCAGTTGTCGATGTTCAGCGACTGCGAAAGGCTGATTGACGATGGAAGCGTCGATCTCGTACCCATTCCGCCGGAGGCTCCCAACGACTTCATGGCAAGGAAGGGCGAAATTCTTCAAGGTGCAAGGAAAGCACTCTCTATTCTCGGCAACTCAAAGAGCATGAATCAATCGGGCAGGAGCGCTGATCTTCGACAAGCAATAGAGACGGGCGACTACGTTACCATGAAGCGATACTGTGCGAGAATGGTGGCCGATGGTATTGACGTCGGTTACGAAATAAGGAGGTAGCACATGGGTGCGAAAACGAAAATCGACTGGTGCGACAGCACATGGAATCCAGTAACGGGTTGCCTGCACGGATGCGCATACTGCTATGCGCGGAAGATTGCAGAGCGATTCGGCGGTGTGGATTACGAAGATGAACTGGAAAATCGATATGGAATGTATGACGTTGTACGGTTGCATGCGGAGGGTGATACACATGAGCTTGATTATCCGCTCGTAGATGCTTACAGCGGCAAAAAAGCGCCCTATCCATTTGCGTTTGATCCCACCTTCCATCGCTACAAATTGGATGAGCCGCAGTGCTGGAAGAAGCCCTGCGCCATCTTTGTGTGCAGCATGGCCGACCTCTTCGGCGAGTGGGTTCCGGACGAATGGATTGAGCAGGTATTCGAAGCTTGCGAGGCGACGCCTCAGCATCGGTATCTGTTTCTCACCAAGAACCCGAAACGATATGTAGACCTGTACGGAAACGGTATTCTGCGCGTTCGTGATTCTTTCTGGTATGGCTCAACAATAACGGGCGCAAACGAACCATTCTTTTTCAGCCAGGTGCCGGACGACAATCCGCATACGTTCTGCTCCATAGAGCCGATTCTCGAACCGGTTGGAACCATGCAGGTAATGCCTGATTGGGTGATTGTGGGCGCAGAAACCAGCAATCGAAAAGGCAAGGTTGTGCCACAGAAGGAATGGATTGATGAAATCGCCGCAGAGTGCAAGCGGCGTAGGAAACCGCTCTTCATGAAAGACAGCCTGCGCGGATTGATGGGTGATGATTTCAAGCAGGAATTTCCTTGGGAGGTGAAATAAAATAGCCAGTTTCAAAGAACTTCCGCGTTGCCCATACTGCGGAGCCGAAATGTTCCTTTGTCCGAAATGGGCGGGCTATCTTGAGTTTTTTTGCCCGAAGTGTAAGAGCAGCAGCCCGAAATGCGAAACGGTGAGCGAAGTCTGGGAGACTACCGCGAACCGCGCCAAACCTGCGAGCCGCGTGCTGAAGCCGGAAGAAATCGAAAAGGCTGAAGTCATATGGATGGAAGAAACGCTGGACGGGCAAGCGCTTCCGGTGGTCGCCATGCTGGTCTATGGCAAGGTTTGCGATGATGCGAACAGCTACTGCCCTTGCATCGCCTTTGCAAGCAGAGACGGAGAAATCACCGATTATCCGTTGGAGGACTACCGAAAGAATTGGCGATGCTGGCTGAGCAAACCGTCCGAGGAAGAACGAGCGAGTAGACCGTGGAGCAATGATTCTGCGGAAGGAAGCGTGGCCGTGGATGAAACTCGGTGATTGGGTACATTGCACCCGCTGCATTCGCAAGACCGGAAACCACTACGAGGTTATCCCGGCGGGAAACACGACGGACAGCACGGAAACAGCCCTGTATTTCGAGCATGGGGCAGAAGAAAACGCCGAAGAACATGCGGCAGATCAGCATTTTCGATGGTCTGCTTGCAGGAAAGGAGACAAAGAAACCATGAAACATTGTCCGTGCGAAGGATGCAAGAACAGCATCGGCGGCGTCGATTGCCGTTTGAACGTCGAAAACGAATGCAAAGCCGGAGGCGGCTACGAGGCGTGGGAGCCGATGCCCACAGCCCAACTGAAACCCAGCCGGTCAGAGCGATTCCTCAAGTGGTCGGCAATCGTTCTCGTCTGGCTTGCTTATCCTGCGGTGATCTACAAGCTGTTCCTACTGGCTTTCGGGAGGTGATGCCGATGACGTTCTATCACTTTTGCGCAGATCGGCACATCAAGGGCATCTTGCGCAACGGGCTTACGGAAGTCGGAAAACCGGCGCGTCCACCACGGCCGCATTCCGCGAGAGTACATAAAGGCATATGAAAGGAGCTTGTGATATGCAAGACAAACTGGAAACCAAAGTCACCGCCATCTATTGGCCCGAAGAGCGAGAGCTGACGCTGTTCAAGCGCTGCGTATGGGTTACGATGGGCAAAACGGAGATGCCGTCGCTGCCGCCGTCGTCTAAGCTCTTGAGCGTTTTGCTCAACGCTCGTCATTCCCCTGTGAGGGTTTTGAACTTCGCATTTCTGGTGGAGAACGTCCCGTCCAATATCTCCACCCATTTCGCCCGTCACGTCCACGCGCAGCCGTATATCAGCAGTCTGCGTAATGACCGGCAGGATAAGATAGATGGCGACGAAGCACCTCGAACCACGCCGGTCCACATGATCTTCTACTGCAACGCCGAAGAACTCATGAACGTCGCAAACAAGCGGCTATGTGGAAAGGCTTCCGAGAAAACGCAGCAGGTTGCGCAGTTGATGTGTAGCGAAGCTGCTCGCGTGTGCCCGGAGATTGCGCAGTATCTCGTCCCGAATTGCGTATGGCACGGCGGTGTGTGCCATGAACCGGAATCCTGCGGGAGGTGCATCCGAGGATGAACGACGAGAACCGTATCCCCCTGCGCAATCCAGAGGGATACATGGATTTGACCACGCACGATGCGCTCACAAACGTCATGCGTGAGACAGAAGAAGCGGACTTGCGTTGCAACCGTCTAATTAAGTCCATCAAAACGGTGATCGACCTTGCGGACTTCGATTTGGTAACCCGCATCGAGGTCAAAGACAGACGTACCGGGAGGACGTACAGATGACCTTTGAAGAACGCCTTGTCGCGCAGCTTTACCTTGAACGCCGCGCTCATGCGGAAACGCGCCGGAAGCTGGCAAAGGCAGAACATGACCGCGACCGCTATGGCAGACGAATCCGCTTCCTGCAGGGGCGGCATGAAATTCTGGCGCGGGAGTATAGGGCTATTCGAGCCGAACGCGACACTCTCGACAACTGTGTGACCATGCTCGAAAGGAGGCTGTTGGATGAACAGCCGGGAGAAAAAACGACCGACGGCGCAACCTGTTCCTGACCGTTTTCCCTTGTCTGGCCGTGAATACTACGCGCTTCGCGAACTGTTCGGCGTCGTCAGCACGTTCAACAACTGCGCTGGCGAACTCGACAAGCGGGTTCGGAGCATTCCGGGAGCATACCGCGACTGTCGCATGATTCAGTCCGTGGCAGAGAAACTCGTGCGGAAACTTCTGACGACGGTTCCGAAGAACAAGCTGGTTCAGATTTCAAAGGAGCTGAAGTATACGCGGATTGTGGTCGAAGTAAAGCCGGAAATTACTCAGAGCCGCGATGATGGGAATCTGCTCACCTACGTTCCCCAACGAGCACTGGAAAGAATCATGGAAAAAGTCGTTGGTTATGAATGCTTCTGCTGTGAGAAGGCGGGAAAGGATGCCCGGCGCTGCCAACTGCGGCGCGACATCGAAGCAACGTATCACTACGATTACCCGGACGACGGGAAAGAATGCCCGTTTGCCGGAATGACGATTGGAGGAAGCTGTGAAAAAGTCGAAGAAGATGCGGACGATTCCGAAAAAGAGTAACGGCCCGAATATCTTTGAGCGGATGCAAATGCGGCGTGTGGAAAAAGATGCTTACACCAGCATCATTGCTGATAGCTTTTGCGGCGTGAATTGGCATGAGAAGCTGAAGATATTCCCGGTCTTCACCGTCTACAAAAACCTGCGCGATTTCCCCGGCAAATATGTTGTGCGCTTGTTCGACGGGACGAGGCCAATGCGCTTGATTACCATCCGTGACACGCTGGATGAAGCAAGGGCCACCATTCCCGAAGGATTCTATTGTGTGCAAAAATCGCCGGATGATGACCCGGTGATCGTTGAAACTTGGCTGTAAAGGAGAATAGAGGAATGAAGTTTGGAGAATTTGCGAAGGAAGTTCATCAGAACGCCGTCGATCACGGCTGGTATGATGCTGAGCGAGGCGTCAGCGAGATTTTTGCCCTTATTCACGCTGAATGGAGCGAAGCTCTTGAGGAATACCGCGCCGGAAGGCCGATGGAGTGGTATCACTGCTGCGAATGTGAGCCTGACGGTCACGGACATTCCTGCGACCCGAAAGACGAGAACGATTGCCTGAACTATGAAACGCGGGAGAAATGCTCACATCGTGGTAAGAAGCCGGAAGGCATCGCTGTTGAGCTGATTGACGGCTGCATTCGCATTCTGGATTTCATGGGCAGTGTACTCACCTTGGATTCCGATGCGGATGATGTGGATTTTGATGAATTCATTCGTCCGAGTGATAAAACGCGAGAACGTGTTGAAGCAACCTTCAAAGCAACTCCATTTCCGGTCTTCGTTGCAAGGCTGCATGCCATGACGACGCACGCGATGGAGAGCACTTTGGTAGCAAATGGTGCGCGTTTGGATGAAGCGATGTGCCATCTTGTAGCAATCATCTACCGCGTATTCGTCTGGCTCGAAGCTCACGGCTGTGAAGACCCGAAGGCCGTCATGATTGAAAAGCACGAATACAACAAGAGCAGACCCTACCGCCACGGCGGGAAGCGTTGCTGACAGCTGATAGCATTTGATTTCAAATGATTTCAATGGAAAGCGAGTGATATGGAATGAATAAAGCCATGTTCGTCGGCAACCTTGTCCGCGACCCGGAGCTGAAAACCACTCAGAGCGGTGTGGCGGTCTGCACCTTCACCGTCGCCGTCAATCGTATGCGCGATGCGAACGGAGAATCCCGCGCGGATTACCTGCCGGTCAAGACCTTCAAGAACCGCGCCGAGAACTGCGCGAAGTATCTGAGCAAGGGCAGCAAGGTAGCAATCGAAGGCCCGGTGCAAACCTACTCCTACGAAGCACAGGATGGCTCCAAGCGCTACGGTTTTGAGATTGTGGCGACGGAGATTATGTTCCTGCCGTCCGGCAACAGGTCTGATGCCCATAACGGCGGCGGGCAGACGGCCCAGCAGGGCTCATCTCAGCAGTATACCGGCGGCAGTTCTTCCGATGGCTTCACACAGGTGGATGACGACGAGTTGCCGTTCTGATCGCCGCCGGCCCATCAGAGGGCACAGAACGGAAATGATGAACGCGAACAGAAAGGCAAGGTGCGGAGGCAATGCAAAAAGAGAGCGTCGATCTGATGCTTGGCAATTACCGCGAATATACGGCCCGATGTGAGTTCCTCGAACAGGAGATTCAGGAATTGGAGCGCATTGCCGCCGATCTGCGCAGGACGATGATGACGGACGCACTGTCCGGCTCTCAGAACCTATCCGGTATGCCACATGGCACAAGCGTCAGCAGTCCGACGGAACGAATCGCCATCAAGTTTGCTGACGGCTATGTCCCGGATTACATCGTTGACATCGAGAAAGAGATCGCGAGCAAGAAGGACGAGCTTCGCCGCAAGACACCGACCGTCGTGTTCGTGACTGCGTGGCTCAAAGGGCTGTCCGAGAAGGAGCGCTTCGTGATCGAGAGCAAGACCATTGGCGGCGCATTCTGGCGGGAGCTGATCTACGCCTACCAGCAGCGCTTCGGCGAGGTCTACTCGAAGCAGGGGCTGAAGAAGATTCGGGACAGGGCACTCGAAAAGATTTATCGGATAGCGACATAATTCATTCTCGACCGTTGGGAGAGGGGCTTTCTGAAACCTGCCGTCAAGTGAAAAGCTCCCCTCCCAATATCTATAATATATATAGAGATAGATAATAGACCCGTGTGTATGTGTAGTAGT